CACCGGGACCGTCTCGTCGATCGGCGGGTGGAGCGCGTTCGGGTCGCCCGTCGCGATCCGAATCTCCTGCTTGCGGTGGGTGTCGTGCCGGCGGTAGTGTTCGTGTCGCGGGCCGGCCTCGAGGAGTGCGTCGGAGTTGCGACTCCGACGGTAGTCGTCCCACTCCGACGCTCCGTGGACGAACCCGCCGTGGGTCGGGATGTCGTGCTCGTCGTCGCGCGTCTGTGGTGCGGTCGGGAGGAGCCCGTCGGGATCATCGCCGACGCCGCCCGGGACGTACCAGTGGCGGTCGGTCCGCTTTTCGAGCCACTCGGTCTGGGCGGCGATCGCACTAAGGACGATTTCGCGATCCTGGTCGACGTCGCCAGGGAGCCCTTTCGAGCGGAGTGCGAGCCGGACGTCGTTGACGGTACAGTACCCGGTAGACATGAGTCAGTCCTTTAGTTCCGCGCGGCGCTCGGCGACCGCGTCGAGCACGGTGTCGGATCGCTCGGCGTCTTCGATCTCTCCGAGGAAGTCATCGAGGCCGCCCGCGCGAACCGCCTCAGCGCGGTCTTGGTAATCGTTGTCGAGCCAGCCGTTCGTCGCGAAGTCATCGTGGTCGCCCGGGGCGAAGTCGAACGACCCGTTGTCGTCATCCACAACACGGAACCCACCGCACTCCTCGCAGAGATACGCGGCCGCGTCGTCGCTGACGTCCGCCCGGTCGCCCGGCGAGAACTCGCCGATGTCGCGGACGACGACGCGTGGGCCGCCGACTTTCTCGACTGTCGGCATGGGTTACACCGCCGTCGTGTCGAGCGTGACCACGGAGCCGTTGACCTGTGCGCGGAACTCGTTGGTGTCCGTGCGGTACCAGACCGAGCCGTCGACGCGGTCGGCCGCGTCGGGGTCGGTGTCGACACGTCGGACGACGCGGTGCTCTTCGTAGGCCTCGCGGACTTCGGCGTTCGTGGTAGGCTGGGCCATCACGAATCACCCGATGTTCGTGATGAGGACACCGGCCTGCATCTGCTTGATCTGGAAGTCGAACTGCCCTTCCATCCAGTTCCGCGAGTGGAGGCGGTCTTCGTGAACCTTGTCGGTGTCGGTCGTCTGGTCGATCTCCATGTTCTCGAACAGCCCGTACGCGAGGTTGCTCGGGTCGACGAGCATCCCGTACTCGTCGGGCCACTCGTTGACGCCGATCACGTCGTAGCTGAACGGCGTGATGTCGGAGTCGCCCATGATGACCGCCGAGCCGAGCGGGTCTTCGCGCTGGGTGAGTCGGAAGACGTACTCCTGGATCTTGTCCGGCGACATGAGGAAGACCACGTCGTCGGGGTTGCGGAACCGCGAGTCGAGTGTCTGGATCGACTCGTTGAACATCTGCGTGTCCGGTGCGGCACTCGCCTGGTTGTACACCGGCATCGACGAGAGTTCGGACCCGCCCGTCTCTTCGAGGCCGATCCGCGTGCTCGACCCATCGTCGGACTGCGTGTCGTCTTCGGCGCGCGCGATCCACCCGTCCCAGGTGTCGTCGAGCGTCGACGACGTGACCTGCGAGTACGTACTCTGGAGGTCGCCCGACGAGGCCCCCGCGCGGATCCCGATGATCCCGACGTCGTTGGCCCAGCGCTGGACGAACTGGTCGACGATGTAGTCGCCGAACTGGTCGGGGCCGTAGTGGGTGTTTTTGAGCGAGTCCCGCGTCGGCTCGACGAGGACGTAGTAGGACTTGTCGGTCGCGTTGAACTTGACCGTCCCCGAGTCGACGCCGGAGTTGGTCGTCCGACTCGCCTCTTCGCTGCGCTGGTTGCCCGAGAGGATAGGGACGCCGAACTGCGGCACCTCCATTTCGAGCCGCGCGAGCGTCATCGTGTCGGCCATCCCGAGGATGTTGACCTCCTTCTGCATCCGCTCCAGGAACTCCTCGGTGACGTCGACCGGAAGCTGGAAGCCGTCGAGTGTCGCGAGGTCGACGTCCTTGTCCATCGTGAGACTGCGCTGGTTCTGCTGTCTGACGTTGTTGATCGTGCTCATGTCGTCCTCCTAGGAGAGTGCCTTACCCAGGCTTCCGAGACCGCTGTCGTCATCGTCCGATTCCTCGCCACCCGCGGGAAGCTGGTCGGAATACCCCGACTGCTTGCTGATGGCGTCGATCCGGTCGGCGTTCTTCCGCTGCTCTTCCGCGAGTGCCTTCGCCCATGCAGGGGCGTCGGTCCACGCGTCATCGCCGTCGGCGGCGTCTTTGTCCGCGTCGTCGTCCGCGAGGTCGTCGATCCGCTTGCTGTTCTGTTCGGTGCTGTCCCGGAGGTCCTTCGCCCATGCAGGGGCGTCGGCCCAGGGGTCGTCACTCCCACCGTCGTCGGGGTCGTCGTCGCTCATGGTTGTAGTGTCGTCCGACGTGTCGCCGTCGGGGGCGTCCTTGGCGCGCGGTTCCATGCTGTCCTCGTCCGTGTCACCGTCGTCCTCGCCGTCCTCGTCCTCATCCCAGCCCCACTCGCGGGCGTCGTGCTCGGAGAGGTCGAAGGCGACGTCGTCGCGATCGGTAAAGCGCGTCATCCCGTGGTCCATGCCCGAGTCTTCGAGCATATCCAGGTTCGCGTCGATCGCGGCCATCGCCGACTCGCGATTGGCTTTCGAGAGCGTCCGGCCGGCTTTGTCCGTTACCCCACCGTCCGAATCGGTCGACTCCGTGGGGTAACTGTCGTCGCCACCGGACCCGAACGCCGCCCCGAAGGCGGCCTTGCCGATCCGATGAAAGAACGACTGCTTGCCCGGTTCGGACGCGCCCTCGATCTCGATCGCCCGCTGCATGACGTCCCACATTCGCTCGGCTTCGGCTTCGGTCGCCCCCCGCTCCATCGCTTCGTCGATGAAGCCGTTGGGGTCGCCGAGATAGTCGCCGAGTCGCTTTGCAGCCTCCTCTTTCGTCTGGAGGATCTGGGCGTCGGGGACCGCGGGGATGTCGACCGCCGAGACTTCGCGGATGATCCCGTTCGTCAGCTCCCAGACGAGCGCGTCGTCAGGGAGGTCCGCGGGCATGGCCACGTCGTCGACCTCGTCGGGCTCGTAGGGGCCGTCCCACGAGACGTCGAACGCGCCGATCGAGTAGCCCCCGAGGACGCCGTCCTCGACGAGCGACCAGAGCCCGTCGTCGTTGAACTGCCACTCTTGGACCCACGCGCCCGCGACGACCGACTCGCCGCCGATCGTCTCGGACTCGTCGAGGACCTCGTTTCGTTCGAGCGCCATCCACTCGCCGGGCCATGCCGCGTGCATGATCCCGCCGCTGGCCTCGCCGGCCGCCTCGAACGTTGCGAACTGGTCGGCGAACCCGCGGATGGTCTCCTCGCGGGCGAAGTCCTGCTGGAGGTCCGCCTTGTCGGGGACCATGACCACACCCGTCGCCCGCTGTTCGGCCGCGTCCTTCGCGACGAACGAAACGGTCTTTCGGAACTGGTCACCGCCCGCTTTCGTCACGGGTGGCATGGGCTATGCCTCGTCCTGTTCGTCTTCGTCATCGGTGTCGGCGGCGTCCGCGTCGGCGTCCTTCGTTTTGTCGAGACGTGTTGCCCGACCGGTCGAGAGGACGCCGCGCTTCTCGCCGCGTTCAGTGTTCTTGTTGCTGTCGGTCATGTCGGATCAAGTCGTCCCGGTCGGGCCTCGCTTGCGCGGGGAGTCGGGTGCTCCCGCGCTGACGGTCATCGGTGAATCGTTACGCCGGGATGTCCTCCGGCACCTCGTCAGCGTCGGGCATCGGCCCCTCGGGGAGCCGGCTATGGAAATTGGTGATCTCGACGTACGCGTAATCGAGTCGGATATTGTCGTGGTGGTACGAGCCGTGACTCGATGCGTTGGCCAGCCCCGCCCACTCGCCCGGCCCGACGTCGACGTACGCATACAGCGAGTTCTGGCCCTCGTCACGCTGGAACGAGAGGAACAACTCCTGAGCTCCGAAGTCGTACAGACCTTCGGCGAGATTCGACGAATCGAACTGCATCTGCTCGATCGGGTCCTTCGTCGTCAACTCGGCTTCGACGTCGGCCCAGTCGCGCTCGCCGATCTTGTTGCCCTCGGGTGGGAGGTACTCGGGGCGGGCGTTGTCGACGTCGCCGCCGGGCGTCGGTTGTGGTTGCCCCGGCGGGCGGGTGTCGCGCCCCACGTCGGCGACGAGCGTGTCCCCCGACACAGGGTGGTCGTCGGGGAGGGGGTCCTCGCCTATCATCTCTAAGGCGCGGTTGACCGGGATCGCGCCGTTGACCGCCGCGATCTTCCGCCGGGCGACTTCGGCGTCCTCTTTGGGCTGGCCCGCCCCACGAAGTTCGTACTCGACCGTCCAGTCCGTGACCCCCAGCGCGTCCTGGTGGATGGTCCGGTAGATCCGCGTCGCGAACTTGTGCTGTTCGGGCTGGATGACGTTCCGGGCGAAGTCGGCGACTTGTGCTTGGGAGTTCGACCGGTTCGACGTCTCCGTGACGCCGATGAGGACGGGCGGGACCTCAAGCACCTTCGCGATTTCGTGTTCGTTCTTCTCGCGAAAGAGCCGGAAGTCCATTTCCTCGGAGATGCCCTGCCCGAGTGGCTCCAGTTCGATCTCGACGTCCTGGTCGAGATTGGCCTGGAACTTCTCGACTTCGAGGACGACCGTCCGGTGGCTCTCCTCGCGGAGCCCGTGGAGCATCTGCCGGAGGTCGCGTTTCGACTCCTCGGTGAGTTCGCCCCCGGTGACTTTGATGACAAAGCGCGGAATCGTGTCGTTGTCGAAGAAGTCGCCGTTGTAGTCCTTGGCGGCCTCGTCGGCGCTGATCGTCCGGGTCGCACTGATCCAGTCGGGGACGCCGTAGTCCTGTTCGAGGATACTCGGGTTGCGGACGAAGATCAACTCGTTCGCGGGGGGGTTGTCGAGTGCTTCGGCACTCCCGACCGCGACGTCGCCCGTCTCGCGGTCGACGAAGACCGGTTCGTCGTCGGAGTCGTCGGCCGTGAGTCGCACCTGGGGGTCGTCCTCGGATCCGGTCGCCTCGACGTCCATGCCGCGGTACCGGTCGCCGAACTCGCCGAAGTACCGCCGCCGGCCGCGGCGGACCTGAACGTACCCGCGCGACGCCACGGGTGCGGTGTCGCTATCGACGAACCGGCCGTCTTCGGGGTGGCGTGGCTGGTCGAACGCGTCTTGGGGTTTGCGGATCCGCACCGTCCGCGCGGGGACGTGCGCGAGCCCGATCGGCCGCCCCTCCATGTCGGTCAGGACTTCGAGACAGCACCAGCCGACGTAGTGGTAGTCCTGCCGGGCGAGTTCTTTGACTTCTTCCGGCGTGGTCGGCGTTGGCTGCTGGCCGGCGCGGGTCTGCCACAGGGAGTCACGGCCACGCCAGAAGTCCCGGGCGACCGCCCGCTCGATGTCGTCGGCGTCGTCGGCGTCGACGCCCGCCGCGGGGACGAGGCCGAAGCCGAAGCCGACCTCGTAGCGTGACTTCTTGCGGACGCCCGCCGCCAGTGTTTCGTTGAGTTCGGCGAACGACGCGAGGCGGTCGGGGTTATACGGCGGCTTGACCCCCTTCGCGTGGGTGTGGACCCGGTGCTCGGCGAGTTGGGTGCTCGTCGCGGCTTTGCCGACCCGTCCGCCGCCGATGCTGTCGACGTTGACCTTCGCGGTCGGTGTGTCTGGCGTGTCAGAACTCATAGGTACGAGATGCCGGAGTTATCAGCGTCCGTGCCGCGCCGCTCGGCGAGGCCCTGGAGGCGGTCGAGCACCGACGCCGCGAGTGCGAACGCGTCGACGCAGTCGTCGAAGCCGTTGTCGGGTGCGTGGTACCGCGTGTAGCCCGTCTTCGAGACGTCCTCTTGGAGCTGTCGCAGTTCGAGGTGGAGTTGATCGAGCGCGGCGATGTCGGGGACGGTGAGGTCGCCCGCTTCGACAAGCGTCGCCAGCGTCTCGATCAACTGCTTTTTCGTCTTCGGCGAGAACGACGTCGGTTCGAGTGCGACGCCCGCGCCAGCGAGGTCCGAGACGATCTTGTTATCCCGGGAGGCGTCGGGGATGACGAGCCCGCCGTACGTCTCGTAAACGCCGCGGATGTGCGTCTCGATCCCATCCCACGACTCGTTTTGGTCGCGGTGGAAATAGGCAAGCTCACCCGCGGCGTCGACGCCGAGTGTAATCCGGTAGTCCCGCGACCGAGCGAAGTCGACGCCGATCGCGACCGGCCGGGTGACGGCGTCGGCGGGGCGTCGGATCTCGCCGACGAACTCGCCAGCCTCGTTGTGTTCTTGGGAGACGGCGACCTCGTACGTCCCGGTAAAGAGCTTGGTGTCGAGATCGCGAAAGACCTGCCCGCCGTCGTCAGGGAGTTCGGCGAGGTACTCTCGCTCGAAGATATGTGGGGGGACCGTCCCGCGCTTGTCCGCCGGGTTCTCGGCGAGAAACGGGTTGTCGGCGCTCGTCGCGTGCCACGAGTCGTACTCGGGGTAATCCGCCGACTGTCCGTAGTCGTAGAACCGATGGAACCACGACCGCGGGCGGTAGGGCTTCGAGATGAACAGCGCACACCCCCGCGTGTCCAGCAGCATCGGTTCGAGGTCGCCGTACCAGATCCCCTCCCGCATCTGGTCGGCTTCATCAAGTGCGATCCGGTCGACCCCCTCACCCTGGAGGCTCTGGGGGCGGTCGAACGTCCGGAACTCGACACGTGCGCCGGTCGACAGTTCGATAAACCGCGGCTTCGACTCGCCGTAGTCGGCGATCCAGGCGTCGGGGATCGCGCTCTTGATCGTATCGTAGCCGTGTTTGTTCGCTTGGTCGTACGTCGGACCGACCCACCACACGAGGACGTCGCGGGGGTCGTCCGGCCCCCACTGCGACCCCCACGGCCGCCGGAGGTATTCGATCGTGTCGATCGCGGCCGTGATGTTCTTGCCCGCCCGCCGCCCCCAGCGACAGACGCGATACCGCGCGTCCGACTGAAGGACCTGCCGTTGTTTGTCGTGGACGCTGTACTGGGGCTTGGGTTGCAGGACCGCCCCGCCCGGGTCGCTCGCTTTACTCGTCATCGTCGGCTCCGTAGGTGACGAAGTCCGCAGTCACGTCGTGAGTGGCGTCGACGTCCATGTCGACCTCGCGTTTCTCGGTTTTGATGTAGCCGTACGACGTCGAGAGCATGAACTTCGCAAACGACGAATCTCCGTCGTCGCCGCGGCCTTCGCGGATCCACTCGTCTTCGCCCCGGGCTCGCGCGCGCTCGATGGCGACGGAAAACTTCCGTGTAGTTCCGTCAGCATCAGTGAACGTGTGTCCCTGTTCGATCCAGCCGTTCTCGGAGAATATCGTATCGCGGCCGACACCGACCTCGCGCTCGATGCCGCGCTCGCTCTTGCCCTTCTCCGCAGCGGCGATGGCCATGCGAGCGAGGTCGTCGGTGAACGTCGACGGCCGACCGCCGGCTCCTGTCTGGGCGTGCCCGCCGTGGGACTCGATCCAGCAGGAGTCGCCCTCGGTCGCGGGGTTCTGGCACTCGCCACCGGCTCCCGTTTCGGCTCCGCACAGGTCGTTAGTCATGGAGTTGTGTGTACTCTGCGAACGATGTCTGCGGGCAAGATTCGCGTCTGGTATAAAGACTGCGTGGTGCGTGAGTATCGAACGTACAAGACTACTCGAATCGGACGTGATACCGCACCGTGCCGTGGCCGCACGTCGGGCACTCTGTACTATCGGAGAGGCGGCCACAGAGCGGACAGCGCCGGGTGGCGATGGAGTCGCTCATGATCGGGGTGGGGTACAGCACAGCGTCAGTCGCGCTCCAGAGGCCGTCGCGGGCTCGGTCACGCGGTCGACGACGCCGTGATAGGTCCACGGGCGTTCGACGCGGCCGATCGGCCCCGCGCCCGTCGGCGGCCCGGAGACGGTGATCGCGCGATTGGCAAGGTCCGAGGCCCCGACCGACTCGGCGGTGACGTGGACGCGAAGGTGATCCGAGCGGTCGGGCCGACGCATCCGCCGAGACCAGGCCGTCGGCGGTCTCGACCGTGATGCGGGCGTCAGTCATGGGGTCAGAGCGCGACCGACGCGACTGTGACGAGCGAAACGAGCCC